GAAGTCCTCTCATTTGGGACTTGCGCTGTCGTGATGTCACTGGCGTTTGAAGTTTGAAGCGATTAATTCGTTATAAATTCCACTGAAACAAGGAGTTATCTTCCATGACTACTTTTGAAAATCATGTTGCTGGAAAGCCAGTAGAAGTAACTGAACAAACACCTGCTGAGTGGGCTGCAGAGCACACCTCAAGTATTGGTGACTACCTAGAAACTATCACGCACTTAGGCAACGCATTGCTACCTTTGGCAGTTAAGGACCGTTGTAGTGCTGACCTGAGGATGGGAACGGCGCTCGAGGCCAGAGCATTCATGTCTGAACTACACACTTACTTCAGTAATGTGGAAGAAGTCCGGACTGAGACTGTAATATCCGAAGGAGATGAAAGTCATCCCTTAACAGTTTATATCAACGGCGTGTATGTCCTAGCGAACGCACTTCTACAACTTTCGGGTCAAATGGCAACCGTTCAGGATTGGCTCGCAGCTCAGTGCAACGTGATTCATTGGCGTCTCGACACTATGAATTATCAGCAGACATTGGCATCCGATCAGCTAAAAGATGAGCTAGGGAGTCTGCCTCATCAGAGCGGTATGAATAAGAGCGTTGCGGAGGAATACGACGGCACGAAGAATGCCGAGGATAAGCTAACCACTGCATGTACTCACGTAGAGTTCTATACCAATCTCCTTGAAGGTCTGAAAAAGTGCCATAAAGATATAACAGGTGCTGAGTGGGCTCCAAAAGCCAGAACTCCGAAGTCAACACCCGATGACCGAGTAGCGTATATAGCAACGTCTAACCGCATCCTAGCAGGTTATGAACACACACATGCGGCAGCATCGGAGACAAAGCGTCTTATCGTCTATGGTGATGCCCAGTCTACGGACATGGCGCTTGTAAAAGAGACTATGGATCGGATCAAAGAGAAGTATCCTACCTTGACAATTTATACTGGAACGCAAGACAAAGGCGTGGAGTCAATGGTCAGAGGATGGTGTACTGCTAACAAGGTTCAGTTCTTTACAGCACAACCGGATTTTAAACGTAAAGCTATTGTAGATCCGGAAACTGGAGAACAGAGAATCGACCCGACGACAGGTAAGAAACTATCTACCTGGGACAAGTCGGCACCTTTCAATCGCAATCGCCAGCAGTTAATAGATGCGATACCTCATGCTATAATAATCATAGGTGGAGGGTCCGGCATCGTGCAACATTGGAAACAGATTGCTGAACAGAACCAAGTCAAACTATGGGAAGTTACGAAGAGACAATTTCCCATTAAATAAACACCGAAAAGACGGTGGGATCGCAAATATTGAGCAGTCCCATCGTCTACCTTTTTTTTCACTTCGAAAGAAGGGGCTCGCTTCGCTCGCACATGAATATCAGAAGCACTCGCTTCGCTTGTGCAAGCGGCCGGGCCGCATTCGAGAAAGCCCTGATAATTCAAACATTTAAAGAAAGGAGAAGGATTAGAAGGGACAAAAAATAATTGTTCAATGTAATAGAGAGAGCTAAGGAGGCTCAAAACAATGTTGAATCAAGCAACTATTATTGGTCATTTAGGTGCAGCTCCGGAGATCCGGACTGTTGGTGACAACCGTAAAGTAGCGAACTTCTCTGTTGCTACTAACTACCGGTACACAGACAAAGTTACCGGAGAAGTCGTCGAGCGTACCGACTGGCACAAGATTGTTGTCTGGCATGTTGGTCTGATCGAAACCCTTGAGAAAGGACTCTTGGTTAAGGGTTCTCATGTTTGCTTGCAGGGTGAAATTCGCACTCGTAAGTATGAGCACGAAGGCGTGACCAAGTACTCGACTGAAATTGTCATGTCTGGTCCACGATCTTACGTGGAAGTACTGGGTGCGCGTCCCGAACATGCTACCCCCTACGGAACAGAATCTGTTGCAGCAATCCCGGCTGTTACTGAAACCAAGTCCGGCGAAGATATACCGTTTTGAAGCTAAGAACTGTACATCTTCTTTTAGGAGTAGCAAAACTGGCTGTTGTCGTCGCTTCGACATTCCGTAACTGGTATGCCAAGCGGCGGCGGCAGTCACGCTCCTCTTAATGGAATTTTTATTTATGGTAGTAGTGATTATGTTTATTGGTCATTATTTTGAGCGACATCGAGATCAGTTCGGGAGTTATTTAATGAAGCGAGATCGAGTGTTGAAACAACGAGTAAAAGGAGCCGGGGTTAAATTAGGGAAAGCCCTGATGTGGCTATGTATTATGTTAGCCATAATCGCCTTTGCTTGGCCAATAGTCATTATTGCCGCAGGGATTTTTGCTGCTGCATTTATACCCTGTATTATTTTAAGCACTGGAGCATTAATCCTTTGGTGCATTGCAACAAAGCTCAAGAAGGGAGCAAAGGATGGCTAAATTGTTAGTCAAGTTACCGTCTGGTGTTGAGTACATGACACTAGATATGGGTGGTCAGAAAGAAGATGAACTGGCTGTTGTTGAAGAAATCACTTATTACGAGACAAAACGGTATGGGGATTCTAAATATACTGATCCCATTGAAAAACAGCTCGTTTTGGCTAAGTATAACGACGCCTCTATGCAATTCTGGAGTCCTGACAAAGCTAGTTTTGTTAAAAAGGAAAGTGAGCAATATCATAAGATGGTTGCTCAACGTGACGAAGAGCATAGAAAAGAAGCGGAAGCCAAGAAACTCGCTGAAGCAGCACTTGCTGCAGCGGAATAACATCTAGTTCATCCTCCCTCCAATTTGATGAACTAGAAAATGGGGCTGTAGTCAGGGAAAAACTCCTTCCCGTTGGCTCCCCACAAGCGGTACCGTTTGAACGCCGGCCGCTTGAAGTCGGATATGTCAGTAGACTACAGGGCATATCCGGCATTTTTCTTCTCATTCGAGAAAGCCCTGATGACATTTTGAAAGGAAGTCAAATGTCAGAAACAATTCCTATTTTTACGGACAAACTCATACCAGTCACTGATTTAGTGGAAGGTGAGAATGCCCGTTATTCTTTGGGTGTAGATAAAGCCCTGATAAACTCTGTTCGTACAGTGGGTATTATCAATCCCTTAACAGTAAAACCAAATGGCAAAGGCTACATTGTAGTCGCCGGCCATAGACGATTATCAGCAGCTCAAAAGCTAAATCTTAAAGAAGTACCTTGTCGAGTTGTTGATTGGGAACAAGAATCTTCCGGCATTATTGCTTTGATTGAAAATAGTGCCAGGAAAAATTTAAGTGACCTTGAATATGCTGAAGCGTTTTCAAATTGTCCGGAGTCATCTGATTCTCAAATTGCCAAACTTTTTGGAAAGACTGTTACTTTTGTAAAACAAAGACGAGCATTGGCAAATCTGTTACCGAGCGTCAAAAAGATGATCGAGAAACATGATCTCGATTATGTTATAGCCGCTGCATTAACGAAACTATCGTTAAATCAGCAACAGGAACTGATAGCTTCCAAGGAAATAAACTGGAAGTATTCTTCCAATATTTTCCATTTCGTTGATGATCTAACAAAGCTGACTACTGTAAATGCTTTGTTTGATTTGAATGATTACGATGGAACATTAATCTCTGACTTATGGGCACCAAAATCAGTTGAAGTTTTTGGTGATCAGGAACAAGCAGCAACTTTACAAAAAGTAGCTGTTACCTATTGGGTTGAGAAAATTGCTAGTCAGAAAGGATGGTCTTTCTGTCATATTATCACTAATCAGAATGAAGCCTCATATCTCGATCAGTGGAATACAAGTAAATACATCTTGGCTTCTTACCAAAAGTATCATCATCCATCTGAAGTAATAAATCTTTGGAAGAACAAATTAGGCAAGGAATATTCCGCTTCACATCCTGACGCGGAATTTGGTGTTCTAGTAAATATAGATCGATTAGATTCTATTTCTTGGATGCCCTTTGTTACTTTAAAGGTTAAACCTGCAAATGGCGCTGTCCCCCAAAACTCTGATGAGGTTATCAAGGAGTTTAAATGGGGACCAACAGGTAATATGGTTTTTGCAGCACATCGAACGGATTTAGTCCGTGAAGCATTGCTTGCAGATAAAAATGATAGTGTCCTTCATGCTGCTATTATCTGTACTCTTTCTAGCATACGTCTAGGCAGGGAACCTCTTACTTGGGAGAAAGTAGAGGATCGTAAGGAACTTGCATTAGAACCTTCCAAATATATGGAAGATAGTAATTTCATAGCTCTTATGAAAAAGCCATCTAAAGAGCTAAAGCAAATGGCAAAAGAATATCTCATCAACGCGGTTTTCGATGAAGGCGCATACTTTGGTGGAGTAGATGTTCTGGCAAAGTACTATCGTCTGAAACTTGGAAAAGATTTATTTCCAACTGAACAAATCTTTCGGTTAATGCCACTACATGTAATTCAAAGTTTTCGTGAAAAAAATAAAATGAAAGCAATGTCCTTTAAAACAAAGAAGGAAGCTGTCAAGGCGACTGCCGAATCATGTAAACAACTTGGTATTACTTGGTGTCCTGAAGAGCAAGAGTTTACTAAAAAGCAAGGAACTATTGCACAGGAACTGGATGATGAGATTCCAGTAGAATAATTTACTTACTTCTGCCTAGCTGTTACTAATCTTTTAGGAAATGCAGCTAGGCAGATGCTTTTTTGACTAGAACCATACACAAAGAACGTGGTTACAAATCACTAATGACGGCGGTGGCAATCCGCCGCAAACAATTAGGCATCTCACAAACAGAACTTGACCGCATAGTTGGCTGTGCCGATGGCTATGTTTCTAAATGTGAATGTGGCGTTCGGACCCCTTCAGTCTTTATGTATTGGTGTTTCGTAGAAGCACTCGATGCAGAAATAGAAATCGTGGCAAAAAAAAATGAGTAAATACAAAGCGATACGGACAACTATTGATGGTATTACCTTTGATAGTAAAGGCGAAGCAAAGCGATGGGTATACCTTAAAGCCTCTCAAAGAAAAGGTTTGATTAAAAAATTAAAACGGCAGGTATCATACCCATTGGAAATAAATAAGCAGTTAATCACTGCGTATGTAGCTGACTATGTTTATATCGAAGATGGAGTCGAAATCGTTGAAGATTTTAAGGGACATATAACAGCAGTCTTTAGAATAAAGAAAAAGCTGTTTGAAGCCATTTATGGTAAACCATTACGAATATCGAGGTTAGTGGGAAATGAATTTCACCTTGGATTTAAAAGGCGTAGATCTAGAAGAAGCAAAAAAACATAACACCCGTACAATAACATTACGGGGGTGTTTATATTTAACTGATGAAGATAGCTATAAAATAGAGATCGAAGCTACATCAGATTTAGAGCGATCAATCAGTCCTCCTACAGAACGTGGGTGGAGTAGTGATACTTCTCTACCAAGTGATTGTCCTATTGATGAGGACATTACCCTTATGCGAAAAGCATATCCTATTGTTGATATAGAACAGCAGATATTGTTATTCCAAGATTATTACAGAGATAAACTTCGGACGAACTGGCGCGAAGTATGGAAGCGATGGTGTAGTCGAGCACAGAAAGATTATAAGGAGAATACCAATGCCGAAAGTAGTTCCGGAGGAGATCCGTTTGCTTCTGCAGCCGAAACACTACGACAAACAAAGCGTGAAACTCCTTAATACTCTGAACCTATCAACGGATTATCTTCTCCAAATGATTCCGTTAATCGATTCAACTTTAGAGGATAAGGTGACACCTGATGAAATTGTTGAAAGCGTTAGAACTGTGTTTGAGGTTATGGGGGCTCGTGCACCAACTCAAGCTGCTATTCAAATCTTCTACACACTCTTGGAAAGTATCCCGAAATGCTTCATCAAAGACCTCACAGTCCAGATCTGTAAAGAGCTACCCAAAACCAGACCGATCCCCAAAGACTGGATATCCCGTGTTGAAGAAAAAACAGCAACACTAGGGATCTTAAAACATGCAATCCGAAAGGAGTTAAAAGAACGAGGAGTTGTTATCACTTCCGATAATTTAAGCGTACCCTTACAGGCTTCGTGGAATGTTATCGATTTAAAAACATCACACTAGGAGGCTTTCATGCCAGATTTAATATTTGGCGGTTCTGATGTGAACCGGATGATGAATGGTGATGCTTTGGGCGTCTTTGAAGAAAAGATGGGCAAAACAGAGCCTAAAAATTTAGCTAATGTCTTACCTGTACAAATGGGTATTCATACAGAAGTATTGAATGCCAGGTGGTATAGAGAACATGCCAATCTAGCGAAAAATGTTCATCTTGTTACTAATGATGAACGTACTGCTCAAGATCGGATTGATGAAACCTATGGTTCTTTGACAGAATTTTTCCCAAAAGAACGGCTGACTGAAAACAGACGAAACCAAATAGGAGTACGACATCCCGATATTCATTACATTGTTGGACACTTTGATGGTGTCGTTACCAAATGGTCAGAGAAAGAAGATCGTAAAATCATCAGTATATGGGAAGCAAAACATACTGGTGAAATAACTAACTGGAATCCACCAGAGGCAATCGTTAAACGTAATCTCTGGCAATGCCTTCTATATATGACAATCGCTGAAGTCCCAACGTGTGAATTAAGTGTCTTTTATGGTAATCGAAAATGGCAAGTGCATAACATTGCCTTAAAGGATTATAAGGATGAGAACATTCTTATGATGTATCGATTATCTCAAATGTATCACGCTGTGAATAATGGGTCCGCTCCAGCAGAGTGGAATGTAGATGAGCGTGTCCCTGTATTATTAGCAAATGAACGTAAGCAATATACATTAGCTGATATCAAAAGTACCAATTGGTATGATGAATGGAAGGAAATAGAACGTAACTATGTTTATACTCTCCAGTCAGAAGAGAGACATAAAGAGTATAAAGATAAGCTGAAGGGACTCGTCCCTGATGATGCTTATGAAATTCATGGCGAACTGCTTATGATAAAAGTAAATCGTCGTGGTGCAAAATCTATTGAGTTAAAGGAGGCAGCCTATGGCTCAGAAGAAAACGACTAATCCGGATCACATGCGATTATGGGATCAGGTTCAAACTACTGACCCAGAGTTTACTAAACCACTGAAACAGTTTGGTGGTAAGTTCACGACTGTTCAAACTATGTATAATTGTCGTCGTGCAACTGAACTATGGGGACCAGCCGGTCAAGGTTGGGGTACTACATTACATAGCGCAGAGACTATTCGAGGAGAACCGCTCGATGACAAAGGAACATGTGCTATGATATTCGTTGTCTTACTATCTGTTTGGTGGCGTGATGGCGAAGAATGTCATGACGGTATTAAACAGTACGGTTCTGCATTTCTATTAAAGAAAGACAGACGCGGTATTGTCTTTGACGATGAAGCGCCGAAGAAAGCAATGACTGATGCCCTTGGTAAGTCCTTGAGTTACTTCGGTTTTTCTGGTGATATCTATCTTGGCATGTGGGACGACAACAAGTATGTTGAAGGACTAACCCAAGAAAAGATAAAGAACCAGAAAGCAGAGACTCAAGAAATTACCGAGCACTTTATCACTAGGATTAAAGCAGCTAACAATCGTGCTACCTTAGATCCTATTTGGGGTGAAACAAAAGCATTACGAGAAAGTAATCCACCTCCTGTTTCACTTATTTCTGCATTCGAGAAACGTGCTAAAGAACTAAATGGAGCTAATGATGTTAACAAAAAGTGACATCGTTGAAATCCTTCGCCCTACTCCGGCAAAACCAAAAGTTCATCGTTTGTCATTTGAGTTCAAAACACAATCATCAATGATGGACTTCTTTCATTGGATTGCAGAAGGGAGTCATCAATTTAGTAAGTGTGGCGTTATTAATTTAACCATGCTTTCAACTCCATTAACCGATCATGCTGAAGAGTATGTGGTCAAACGGAAGGAAAGTTCTTGTGAATAGAATAACAATCACAGGTTACGTTGGTCGTGATCCTGAAATCCGAACAACGGACAAAGGAGCAAAGGTAGCTAACTTTAGTGTAGCTACTACCGAAAAGTGGAAAGACAAGTCCACCGGAGAACAGAAGGAACGTACCGAATGGCATCGTTGCGTATGTTGGTCCGAAGGTCTTGTCGGCGTTATCGAGCGGTTTGTTAAAACTGGAACACATGTTCTTATCGAAGGCCAAGTGCAGACTCGCAAGTGGACTGATAAGGATGGTATGGATCGATATACTACGGAAGTAGTTATGTCTGGATTCACTTCTAAACTTGAATTACTTTCAAGTAAGTCGGAGGAGCCCGCCGCCGCCAAGAATGTTCCTACTGGAGATCCATTTGCAATTGATGATAAAATTCCGTTCTAATCAGGAGATATCTTATATCTATTGCAATTCGTAAGTATCACAAAGATAGGAAAGAACATATTTGTGAAGTCTGTTACATATCTCTTGTTAATGGGAAGCCGCATCCAGACACTTATCCGTGTTTGGTTGCTGGCTGCCCACACGATAAAGAACAAAAAGAAATCAGAGAAGAGTTATCTTTGGTTGGCAATACATTAGAGGAGGGTAATGATGAGCTCTGACTCAATAAGTCGTGAAGAAATTAGTACACAAGCAAGTATTGCTATTCAGCTGATACAGCTTTTCATGAGTAAACTGGAAAAGGAACCTGTAGATTATGCTGAGTGTAAAATTTTAATGGAAAACTTGTGCACTATTCTTGAGAAAATTCAACAAGGCTCTCACCTGGAAAATTTATCAACTGACTCTCGAAGGATGCGTCCTCGTAAAAAAAAATAGTAGAATGTCCCGATTGTAATGCTCAGGGTTATATCGTGGACGACGATCAGATTTATATTTGCGGTACTTGTAGCAATGAATCATTTCTTATCATTTAATCGATTGATCTGATCCCACAGAGAAGCAATGTTTCTCGTTACTGTATCCATCTCAGCCCTGAGTTTAACTACTTCAGTGTACGTATCACGCCTGTTGATATCGTCAACATCCTTACGCAGTTCCTGTGTTTCCTGTTTCAGTTTAACAGCAGTGACAACACCTAGAAACAAGGCAACTAGAACTTCCCAATATTGACTAACCAAATCCATTTAATTCTTCAACCTTCTTAATACATCCCTTCGGAATGCAAATGTCTCCTCCCATGTCTTTCCCGTCATTAGAGAAATGTGCAGCAATATGTATGTGTTCTGTAGTATCCGTTAAGACCCATCCAACGCTCATGCAATTACTAGGTAAGAGTGTATCAGACTCGGCAGATAGCCACGCACCACCATCATGCGAGATTGCATCTATCCATTCGATTCGTACGAGTCTCTTATCCATTTCAAATATTCCGATCCCTGCTTTAAATCAGCAAACGTCATTACTCGAGACACCGGGTTCTCTTGGCGTGGATCAATAACAAACAAAATTGTGGCTCCGTGTTTTTGAGTAGCAAAACCGTGGGTAGTAGCAAATTTGTCTAGCCATTTATATCCACGGCAACGAGCCATTGTAACAATACGGCCACTATCAAGCTCCTCTATGGCTACGGCCCAGGTATGATGGTGTCCTGCCACATAGATATCCGCGTCCTCGTCCCATAGCGCAGCTCGTTTCTGTCCATGTAATCGATTATAGATACTGGTTCCTTTATGGTTGTGAGCAGCATCCAAGCGCAACTCACCAGATGGAAATACAAGTCTAACTCGCGCACGCCAGTCCACCATAGGAACCTTCTGTGCATTGACAGTCTCTAAATAAGTTGAAAATTCTGTGTTCATGGAATCATGATTTCCCATCAACCAGAATCCCCATTTAATTCCAGCATCTTGCAGGAACCACTTAGCAAGTTTCCGTTCAGTTTCTCGTGAGATATCACTCTCTGCCCAAAGAGCTATTAATCTATTTGACCAATTGTCTGCTGAATCACCAATATTGACGGCTAACATCCCATCTGTAGTAGCCATAATATCAACGTCCCTTCTCAAAAGCGGGAAGTTGCAATGTGGGCCAAGGTGAGGATCGCCTACAACAGCAAGACCAATAGGCTTGTCACTTGAAAATTTGATAGGAAACCAATGCTTTGCTTGTTCGTGCTGTAATCGTTTCTCGAATCTATTCGATAAATGATTAATAATCTCATCTGTTTTGATATCATCATCAGGAAATTCTGGGAAAACAATGTTATCTCTATTATGTTCGTCAAGAGAATCTACTCTTGCCATAGCTATTTTAAGACGATGTTCGTAAGTGGATCTTGCCAGACCCAATGCTTCTGATGCTTCCTTTATCGTATTGTAATTACGGGAAGCAGCGAGCGTTTCTGCTAATACATCATCATCGAGTCGCTTCGATGTCACAAAGTACCTCCCATACTGCATTGTACTCGTCTGCCCATGCGAGCATAGTTTCACTCATACGAACAGGAAAATGCTCGTCAACCTCTTCTTCATATAAAAAAGGACCGGGGAGAACGCTACAAGGAATGTAGTTAATCTTTGGCGGCGCGGTATTTACGGCGGAGCAGGAGGCGAACACGACTATCCCTCCTAACATCACGGATAGCTTGATTGGCTTTATCCATCTTTTCAGTCGCATCCTGTAACCCCTTACTTACAGCTTTAGCTTCCCCTGCATCCATGAGTTGCTTTTGCTGTACAATCCTAGCAATAAGGGAGCCAAACTTTAATGCGGCTTTAAGAAGGAAAACCCAACTCATTCAGGTTTACCCTTCTCCCTTATTACCATTGCTACGGCGGCGGCGACCGCAGCAGCCGCGCCGAATAACATTGTCCACTGGCCTTCGTTGAACCCCATAATACCCAGACTTGCCAGCATCGCTGCCGCACCAGCATACGTTGAGGGCTCGCTCAGTCTCGCTAACATCTTGTCCATCATCTTCTCCTATACGATCGTTTGAAGTGTTAATAGAATCCCTTGCCATCCGCCTCCGAAAGCTCCCACCAGTATTGCTAGGCCAAGCCACCACAGGCGTCTTACTTGTTTGTTGGTTCTCTCTATTGCGTGCCATAAGTTCTGATACCTTTGAGTACAAGCAGCTACATGTGCTGGCAAGTGTTGTGCTTCAATGTTCGATGTGTCATTCGGAGCCATCAGGATTTCGCTTTTCCTAGCTTTGCTAGTGTTAAAGCTAACCTAGCTTGCTTCTTAGTCCTTTCTGACGCCGTAGAGCCCGTTTTAAGCACCTTACGGGCATAGGCTATAGTAGACATACCCGCCGCCTTTGCCTTCGCTCTAAAGGCACCTGGACGCTTAATAGCGCCGCTTATCCATTGACTTTCTTTTGCCACGTTTCTTTCGTGTTGTTGTCGCTCTCGAGCGAGGTTTCTTTTTCGGCTTTTTTGTATAAGCCATTACTCTGGTACTGTCGGCCAAGTGACATCAGGATAGGATGCAGGAAGATCGCGTAAAGTCTGGCGGTAGACAGCCCATTCTGCCTTCTTCTCTGCACTTAATGCAGAATCTGGTAGTTGTGTCCAATCTGATTCAAGAATCGTAAAATTTCGATGACCTCGTACCTCATCTAATGTCATAGGTGGCGGTGGAGAAAATCCTGGGTTGTCGTAGTCATAAACCCATCCTGTTTCTACTTCCGCCCCACACTCGACCCATATGAGAGAAGGTGAGACAGGGAACGCTTCCTCCTCAAGCTGACAAACCAAACCTTCTTGGATAAGTGCTTTCATAATTCAATCCTTAATACATAACAAGAATAACACCTTGGCCACCTTGGTGACTTTTATAGGTGTTGTCATACCCTCCATCCCATGTGGCACTAGGCAAAGTGAGTGTTACAGTTGCTCCAATGGTCAATCCTGTAATTCGTTTTTGTGTGTACCCTCCGGCTGCACCCCAACCGTAGTGGGTACTCCCCCCAGCGCCACCGTAAGCGTATGTTACTCCGCCCCACATTGGTGCTTGGTTGGTGGGGGTTGCAATGCTTGAGGCTGCGTTGCCACCCATCGCTCCCCGAATGTTAATATCACCGTCGGCTCCCAACCCTCCAATAGCACCGTGGGCTGAACTGGTACCTTGTGAAGTAGAACTATAACCACCTGTTGCTGAAATGTGTGTACCGAAAGAACAAGTACCCCCTTGTGTAGTATTGTTGGAGTTACCACCAGCACCCATCACGACTACAAATAACTCAGTTGCAGGAATTGTATAAGTAGGAGCAGTGTAATTTGGAACAGCACTTAGAGTCCCGTTAAAGTAATCTTCACCACTGACAAAAAGAGCTAGATTTGTGTACCATGAAGGAGCGCCTGCAGCACCGGGCGCTGCCCACATACAATCAGTTCCATCACTCGTTAAAATTCTGTTGGCTGCACCTACCGCCAAGGCTGCTGGATCACCGCTTGAATCTCCATAAATTATCGACCCTCTGACAAGACCAGCCAGTTTCGCCAAAGTGATTGAGTTGTCTGCTACAACGCCTCCAATCTCGACGTTCCCAAGCATTCCAGCATGGAGAGTACACTGGTAAACCAAGGTTACAGTGTTACTATCGTACTCTGGTATAAATGTTTGTGTTCCAGTTGTTGCACCACTCACACCATCTGTAAAAGCTGCTCCTCCTGCAGCAACTCGGAACTCAATCGGATGTGGCGCACCAGCCTCATTGATAAATACATATTTAATACCTCTATAGAGGATCAAATCTGGATCATCTTCTGTAGGATCAACCCCCGGGCCTGCAAATCTGAACCCTGCCACACCATTAGCAGTAACAGTATATGTAATAGTTGTTTGGTAAGTTACACCATCAACCTTGAATCCGGCACTAAGATTAGGTTCTCCTCCAGCGGTGCTGGTAATAGTATCAACTTTGAGGGTGGACATCTGTCGCTCCTGAGTGATTGACTGGTATACGAGCTTGTCTTTCAATGTGCAGCAAGGTGTGCACTAATTCATTTCTTGAAGATATTTGAACCATTTCATTATTGCTATCCAACGAAAGTGTTGAATCAAATGGTTCAACGCCGAATACTTTCTCACATGCGTGACAATCCCAGCATCTGTTTTTACATTTTGAAAGTATCTTGCTTAAACCTTGTCCCTTCTTTGTATTCCAGATCGATGTAATATCTTCAGCACTGTGCTGTTGGGTCTGTTCTAAATTTGTCCATCCTTGTGGAGCCCACCTGTCTACTAGATATGGGGCAAGACCTTTGTCATATATCTCTTGAAATGAATCAGCATATTCAAAGGCATCAGTTAACTGACCGCTTTCCAAATCTATCTTTCTTCTTCCTCTTTCAATACCTGTCCAACACATACGCCCAGCAGTATCAATTTTGAATGATTCTCCAAGCCTACCGCTGAACTTGAAAACATCTACATTCTCAGAGAAGTCATCGACAATTGCTTTGGTTGCCATTGAAATATTTACGCCTAATCGAGGCAGCTGTTCCGCATATGGCGTTCTCCAACGTGTGCAAGTTGTTGGAAACGTTTTCCAATAATTGGATTCTGATTGTTGTAGCGGAGCCTGCCATAGATCATGTTCTTGCTTGAACGGGCAACTAGGCATACAGGATTCAGATGCCAAGAGAGATGTCTCAATGTTTAATTTCTTAGTTTCCTTGCGAACTTCCTTTAGTAAATCAATGTCTCGATTAAGAGAACGATCCAGCAAGATTGTTGTATAACCTAGCGCCGCGTAATCGTAGACTTCCTGAGTTGATTTTACTAAATGATTGACTGTATTTTTCCAATTCATTTCTGGAAAAGCTTCTTGCAATGCGCCTGTTCTCATTAAATGAGTGGAACTAATTGTGCAAACTCTTAAACCCCTGGCGTAATACCCTCTTATAAACTTTAGCATTTGATTAATAATACCGGCATCAGATGCCAGTTCTTTACCCATATCTAAAGTATTAAGAGTAAGTGAAATTTCTGTGCCAAACTCATCTTGGATTTTGAATAGGTTATCTAACTGAACAGGGGATGGGCTAACCCCCATCACATCTCCATAAGTTTTTTGCTGACCTCCATACTCATAGTGAAACTCTCCCCCAAAATAGATGTCTCGAACTTCATTCTTATATTCTTGGGTCGAGTTTTTAAAAAGCCGATAGAAAATATGATCGTCTTTGTAATTATCCCAATGAGGTATAGAGAACTTTTTATTAAAAGAAGTCATTTCAATCAGGATCTAAAATTCTATCTTTATCTATTGGATCAACCGCAGCAACTTTAGGAATGTCTGATTTTACTTTATCAATGTGATCGATGAATGTCGTAGTCCCATCACGCATGTCACGATAGATAGCGTCAAGCTGATCGCCAAAAGGACCGTAAGCAAGTTGGCGTTCAAATTTCATGTTGTCTCGTTGGCCCTGTGGTGATGCATCATGGGCAGCTCTCTGATTAGTAAAACTACCATCGTCAGGGTTACGATTCCAAGCGCCGCGTTCTACAGTGTCATCACTGCACTCATGCCATTCTAGGCTTGGATGAACATCAAACCGCTCCTCAATGGTATCCACCACCTGTGCAACACGATGGTTTCGTAAGGTATCAACAAGAACGTGCTTCATCACTTTCTCCTATGCATATTCCCAGACCAAAACAAGCCCAGGTTGAGTGGCGGAACCTTGTGTATATCCATTATATACACCCATGCCACCGGCCCCATGAGCGATATAAGTGTGCAAGGTGGCGTCAGTGGTGTTAGGTGAACCGGGAGTACAGCCACCAAAATAACTAGTACCACCTGTCGCAGACATACTGGCGACGGCTATACCCCCACCGCCTCCTACGATATTAATATCGCCTCCAGTACCATCCCCTCCAAATCCACCACGACTGCTTTGGACACTACCAGCGGAGTATCCACCAGTAGCTGAAACATGACTTCCAAATGATGATGTATTACCATTTGGAGAACCAACAGTAACGGTGACAGAACTAATAGAGGAGACATCCACAATTTTCTCTGCGTAACCTCCTGCCCCACCACCCTGCTGTCCATTTGATCCATGTGCGCCAGAACCCACTAATTGAATCCTGACTTTAGAAACACCAGCCGGTTTTGTCCAAGTGGCAGTACCACTTGCTTCAAAGACTTGAACAGATACCAGCCCACCACTACCACCGGGAGTTGCCCAAGCCAAATCAGTTCCGTCACTAGTAAAAACTTGATCAGCAGAGCCTTTTACGACAGCTACGGGGTTCCCACTTGCATCCCCGATAATCATAGACCCTCTAGCGAGCCCTGCCATTTTCGCAACAGTGACTGCATTATCTAGTATTTTATCTGATGTAACCGCGTTATCCGCTATTTGATCTGGTGTGACAGCATCATCTGCTATTTTCACTGTGGTTACTGCCCCATCTCTGATAGAGCCAGAATCAAGTCCTTCGACACCACTAACCTTAAAGCCGGTTTCTATGTCTACACGATTTGCACCATCTGCAGTGATAACCAGATCGGACCCCACATTAGAGCTTAAAGCATTCGTTTTGATTGTTGACATTGGTTTTTCCTATTTTCAAATAACAGAGAGATTGCCATTTACGGTTAGTGTGATGCCACTAGCAACCGCAACTGGGCCGGTACAACTAGCGTTTTCCGTACTTAAAATTGTAGTACTGGTATTCAATTCGGTTTCATTAATTCTGAATATGTCTCCAGCAGAAGAACCAATTGTGCCGTTGTCACCTTTAAAGTAACCACCTCCTCCACCACCAATCTCTCCCCAAGCGTTTGTATATCCCTCGAACTGACCAAGTGTTGTGTTGTATCTAAATGCTCCAGCAGTGGGAGAGCCATCTCGTTGAGCGGTGGTTCCTGATGGAACAGTAGAACTGCCTGTGGCAGATGTACGCGGAGTAAGACCAGTTCCGCTTAATGCAATAGTTCCACTTGATGTAACCGGAGAACCGGACAGAACAGTGACTCCATCAGCGCCAGAGATACCGACAGATGAAACTGCAGAAGAAGTGACTGTGTCAGTCCAAGTTGTTCCATTAAATACTCTAAGTGTAGAGGTAGTCGTATTGAAATATAAATCGCCAGCATCATTACTGGATAATGGTTCCACGTTATTTACTCTATAACGCTCGCCGAAATAGTTAACTCCTGTAATATTTGCTGCCGTTGTATTTATATTTGCGATTGCACCGCCAACAAGATTCACATTTGTAATTGCTGCACCAACTGCATCCACGTTAGCAATAGAACCAGCCACTGCATCAATCTCTGGGGCAGCTTCTTGAAGGTCAAAAGCAACTGTTTCAATTTCTGAGATCGCCTCGTTTAAATCACTGGCAACTGTATTAACATTGGCGATACCAGAAGCAACAGTATTCACAGAAGCTATTGATCCACCAACCAGATTCACGTTCGCTATTCCGCCAGCAACTGTTCCCATAGTAGTAATTACACCGGAAGCTGCTAACGTACCCATATTAGTGATATTGCCTGTTGTACCTAACGCTCCGATTTCAGTAGCTACGGCAGCTACAGCACCAATATCCGTGGCATCACCGGCTACGCTTGTAATATTCGCTGCAATTGCCGCTAATGTATTCATATCAGAAACTGCATCGACTGTTCCGAGCAATCCTATTTCCGTGGCTTTTCCTGCCACTACTCCAATATCAGTTCCGTCAGCGGCGACTGTGGTAACTTGCGAAGCAATACCTGCTACAGTATTTACTGAAGATATTGCACCACCAACAATTCCAACATTTGCAGCATGAGCTGCAATATTCTGGATTGCATTGGTAGCCACTGTTCCGTCCTCGATATCGGCAAGTGTCGCAATGTCATCAGTGACGGCGGTTAGGGTCGCAACATCATCTGATGATGCTCCAGCTTCAACCGCGCCAGTAACTGCATTAAAGGCAAGATATTTACCAAGTCTGTCAGCTTTAGCAGGTAAAGTCATAGCGGGGCCGTCTATTTCAGCTTCAGTCATGCTAACGGCTCTGGTTAATTTATGCTCTAACTGTCTGTTTATAGAGGTAAATTTATCCAGTTCCGTATTCAATGTAGTAACATTGAAAGGTCCGCTACTTGGAAAATCTGTACTTCGAGCTGCTGCGATATCAAGTAGAACTGATACTGTAGTATTCGTAACTCCAGTACCCAAGACAACAGTCCCTCCGACAAATCCATTATCAGTGCCGGCAGTTCCTGTAATAGTGTAATGGGTAGTTAAAGTTTGCTTTGTTCCACCTACATATACAGCAATATCTGCATTATCATAAAAGGTGAATGTAAAGGCGAAGTTCGTAGTGGAAGAACCTCCCACCGTGAAATCTACGCGAGGTACTGTATCTGCTACTGTTACATGGGCCATAACTGAATATTCCTTATCAACCGCTAATTCTGCACCGCACCAATCTTATTGACTACCTTCATAAACACTAGAAGCATCTTGCGAATTGTGCCCTGATGTATAGTTTTGATGCCCACGATTAGCATCAAATATACGATCATACATTCCACTATAAACTGGAACTGCCTGTAAGGGCATGACCCTGTTAATACTGTTCATAGTTGAATCATCAATATTTCCACTAACAACATCGCCCATAATAGAGGCTAAACGACCTGCTTGTGTAAAGACCGGTCCTGCTACCGAGCCTGCTTTTTGAAAGGCACTGGTATCAATCTGTGGTGCACCCATTAATGGATTTAATCCAAGCTGGTTATTGCTGACTATTTCTATCATTTTATTTACATCCATAAATGGGCCTGTAACACCACCACGCTCTATACCAGCCATAATTTTTTCACCAATTGTTTCATAGCGGTCAATACCATGTTGCTTCCGTTTAAGCTCATGTACTAGAGCGCCAATAGCAGTCAACATTGCAATACCCATTAAGGCTTGACGGTCTTTATGTTGTAGAGCTGGGATGGCTACTTTTTGAATAGACGCAAATGAGAATGTTTTCAATGCAGCAATAACACCACCCAATTCAGTTGATACCCATAATGGAAGATCGGATTTATTTGGAGTGATAATAGTACGTCTAATATCCGAACCTAATGCACCTCTGAATTGTAATACAGCTTGCTGTACTGCTGCGGTTTTATCCCATGCCTCTGTATTTGCAATCCATATTTTCCCTTCCGTCCGGCCCCATTTCTCAAACTGAGCTGCTATAATTTTTCCTGCATCTTGATCGATAGAACCTAACAAAAGACTTTGTGCATCACGTTGAGAAACACGTTGTCCACGAGATTGTCTAAGCGCAGTTTCTAAAATACGACTTTGAATAATTAATCCTGCATTATCCTTAAACATCATATTCCAGGGATTAAATAAATTTAATACAAAAGCTGTTGAATTTGTAGCATCTAGTCCTCTTTCCAAAGCGGAGAATCTACCAGTAAGATCTCCATAATCCATAATCGCTAATGCTCTGGTTGCAAGGTTCATGTCCCACCCTTCACCAGCTAAACGTCCTTCTTTTTTACTTAATTTTATTAGTGATTTATCAAGTCCTCCAAATAAATGAGCAAAGGATACTTGCCATGTTCTCATTAAACCTTCGTGCAAAACTGGCATAGCTAAATCCGGTACAGCAGACCACAAAGGACCACCAAGCATAGTGAATGCTGTAAACGTACGACCACTTCTCATTACACGACTTGCTAAGCGACTGGGATTGTTAGGCTGTCCAAACGTGCCACGAATTAAATCACGCATAGCTAGTAAATCTTGTGTTCGATCAAAAAGTTCTGCGGTAGATTTTCCTGATCGTTGATTAATTTNCCCCATAGTTTTTACAGTACTATCGTGTAATGCTTTAGTTTCTTTCTCAATTTGTGCCTTAATCAGTATTGGATCTCCACCTGCTTCAAGATCCTTACGTCCTGTAAATAGAACATCTTCTCGTTGCTGCAAAAAATCATCCATTATTTTTGTGATTTTATTTTGTGATTTTGGAGTAGCTAAACCAATATCTTCAAAGCCATCACGCAAAACATTTCCTATAGCAGTCTCCATGCGGACCCCATCCGCACCCTCTTTTAATCCTATTAATCCTTCATCGCTAAGAGGAGCGAATGATCGAGCTAATTCAATATCTGCACTCATAATACGGGAGAATGCTCTACCAGCTACTTCAACATCTGTAACCATAAAATCCATCACTGACATACCTTTTCGACCGGTATAATCATTTGGTATTTCAATCGCTAATTTATGTAATGGACTTGCTGCTCCGATTTCAAATTCAGAGAACGGACTGAAAGGTCGATCCATTAGCATCTTATCAGTAATAGATCTGGCAGCTTGCTGCGGAGTCATTTTAGCGGGGATTGCTTTTCTTGCTTGTGGACTAGACATTAGCCAATGAGCAATCAAATCTTCAAATTCAGGCCGAGAGTCTTTAATTGCTTGATGGTTCCAAATACGATTAAAGTAATTTTTCTTTAAGGCGTGTGATGGTATTAGACCTAAAGCTACTGCGTCTTTTCCAATAGGATCATAAACTGAATCTCTCCACCATTGAGCCATTCGATTAACTTCACTTACTGGATGCTTCTTGCCTGTAACCATAGTTCGGCCAACTGCGTCCTTAAATTCACCTAAAGTAAGCTGATTATGTCCCGGTCCTGATATTCGATCCTTTAATGAAGTTTTTGCAACTTGGAAAAATTGCCCTATTTCACTTTCTGGAACAGCAGTTAACCGATAAGCTAAAAATGATTTTTCCATTTCCTGAATTGCTTCAGCAATTGGGAATAAATAATTTCGCATTCGTTGGTTTACTGATAAAGGTGCTGCAACACCTTCAAGCATACCTTTAGTCAACCAAGGTGTTTCAAATAATAACTGAGCTGTATGACCAACAGATGAAAACTGAGAATTGGCGGTGCGTTGTTGTGGGGTGAGATTAACCTTTTCTAGTCCCAATGCCGGAGCAGGTTGATGGGCTTGCCCGCCAGCAACAGGTCTGCCCGGCGTGCGAGCCGCCCCAATATCATCACCTAGCTCACTCCATTTAATATCATCTAAATCGACTTTGGCTAATTCTCTATATTTTTCAAGNTGAGCAGTTTCATCTNCTTCTATTTTTCGTTTTTCTATTTTTAATTCATCTAAACGTTGTACTAGTTGGTTGTATTCTTTTCCACTTCGCACGCCTGTTTCTTCTAAAGCGAGTAATTTTTGACCAACCTGGAATCTTTCTTCGTCTACTACTTTAAATCGTGCTTTGAGTGCAGCAAGACCTGCTGTNGAATCTTTTGATAATTGAGCTAATCGTGCCTTTTCTGCTGCTATCGGACCAACATTTACTGATTCTTTAGGTTTGGTAACTGTAGGTCCGGCTTCCTCTGTCTTACTAGAAACCTTAGGTTTTTTAACCCACTGATCTCCATAAGGAGATTTGCCTGCTTTTAAGTTTTTCCACTTTGCAATCTTCCGAATAATTCCGGCGTTTATAATTCCTAGATTATATTTCCCTCTAGCTCCGGAAAATTTATGACCAGCTAGTAAGTACTTAACAATATCATTATTAGTTACACCTAACTCATCAGCAAGTTTGATAGTTCTTCTTACTGCTTCTTGTCCTGCCGGCCATGCAAACTTCATCTTCAATTTTGCTTCTGCTTCTTTAAAAGCAGGAGTATCTTCAATAGCTTTATTTAATTCATCTTGTCGTGACCATCTTCTCCCGAACATTGGAAGATCATCAGTTGCTAATGGTCCTTTTGCGGGATCTTTAAATTCATTACGTGTCGCTGCCCGTTGCGCCATNAACTCTGCTTCTTGTCGCTTCAGNGCTTCTTCAAAGACTTGACCTTCCATACTTGTTCTTTTNGTAAAACGTCCACCTAGCATTCCAAATAATGTGGAAGCTCCCAAGATCATAGAACTTTCTTCTTTGCTCACTGAGGGATCTACGACTTGCCGTAGTATTTCTCCTGGTACTTGCGATGCACCAAATATTGCACCAGCTTGCATATATGATCTTTGCCCTGCTGCTGCATACACTTTGTTCATTCGGCTAATCAGTCCTGCTCCTACCCAAGTAGCAGGATCTGAAGTCATCATTACTGCATTAGCACCAAATGATAACCAAGGACGCTCGGCGGCTTCTTGTCTTTGAAGAGTCCTATGTTGTATCCATGACCATATATTCGCAGCATCTTTTTCTGATGCTGCACCAATAAAAGCATGAGAGTATGCTTCCATAGGTGTACCTTTAATATACTCCATAGAGTTAAAGTTCTCATCGAACTCCAGAGCACTATCAGGAACATGCTCCGAATGACGCATCCGATTGATTAAATTCGTAATCGGAAAATTATTTGCTGCGCCCTGTAATATTTCTACTGCAGAAGGATTTAATTTCTTTGGATAACTAAAGCCATCATTAGCCCAAAGATTGAAAGATGGGACAGGTTGTTCCGGCTGAAGTACTGATTCATCCTTGCCAAAAATTTCTACCATTATTGTACGACCACTGGCCTCATTCCGCGTATTAATTTAAACATGGCATAAGCACGGCCTGGGGTCTGGACTGCCCACATGGTCCTGCGTTTTGAACCATCATCAAATTCATTGTAAATCATATGAATTGCAGCATCAGCAAATGCTGCTTCTTGTTTCACTCCCGTATCCATTTTGACGGCGGCGGAAACCCCACTCCAGAATTTAGGCCATTCCGTTTTTAAATTAGGATATCCGAGTTGGTAAGCCATGCTAATCAGAGCGCTCTGTCTCTGAATAGTTAAATTAGAAAAGCCGGGTAATTCATTCGTAAATTTATCGGTTAATTTTTCTACTTTCATTCCAAGTACATTAAGTGCTTCTTGATGTGTAATGTTATTCATATCAGCTATTTTAGCTCTCTCATCCGATTCGATATAATCCAAACGGAATCCATGCCCTACAGACATTCCATTGCCATCAGGATAAGGAATAGAAGAAAAACCTTCATGATCTAATAGTAATGATATTGTTTCCTCTTGAACGGTCCTATCTGTTGCTGTTTGGATTAGAGCCTTACGATTTTGAATCGCGTCAGCTTGAGCTGTCGGACTAAAGCTCATTAAATCATCAACCGTCCCAGGTTGATTGTCGGCAGGATTATTTAACCCATAGGCTGACATAACTTGAGTGAATCCCTGCTTACCACCATANTTCTTTATAATATCGTCATGTACTGCTTGGATATTTGTATCAGAGATGGCTTTAAGATCTGAATAAACATCAGAGTACTTGTACCCGAATAGTGTTTCTGCCTGATGTACACCAAGCCTCCACTGTTCAAAAAATCTTTGAGATGCAGCAACTTGAGATACAGTTCTATTTGTAACACCTGCAATCGCTTCTATAACACGCATATCTGCTGTCAATGTAGGAACTCGTGTTCCCTGCAAAGGTTCAGGTGCACTTGTCCCGGGATCTAATGCTTTATCAGCAATAAGTTTATCAGAGACTTTCCGTTGCTTAGCTTCTTCAAGACGAAGTTTATCATCGAGGAAGTAAGGTACTGTAGGTCGAATTTGAATACCCATAGGGGTTTTGTTAGCAAATGCTAATTGTTTCTCAATTGCTGCAGGATCAGGATTATGAATCGTAGATTCTGCTGTTGGTCCGTAGTCAGAAGCATTTCCTACTTCTGCTTCACCCATAAGATCTTCACCGGGACCATTGCTGAGAACTCTCCAATCATCAGTGTATAATGAAGTGTATCCTTTAGATAAAATACCCAATGCTTCACTTCTCAACATTAAACTAATACTATTCGATAACATCGGAATCATCGTTTGTTCAATACCGTGCCTTCTCAGATCTCTAACCTTGCGTCCGGTTTCCAACACACTATTTTTCCACACTTTTGCTGCAAGTTTTTCAGCAAGAGCCTTAGTTTGCATATTATTGCTTTTATTTAAAACAATGCCGTTTCCTTCATGTCCACGCCAATGATGCAATTCACCATCTTGATCTCTAATTAACATTTCATAAACAGGATGACCCTTTGCTCTTGAAAGTGTTTCACTGTGCCGAACAATAAAACGGCCAGTAGTAAAAGCTGATAATGGGTTTTCATCAAATGATTGGGGCGATATTCCATCATCAATCCATTCTTCATTATGAATTGCTCTGTTATAAACATCCATTGCGGAATAAAAAGCATCAACTGTTTCTGAGCCGGGATTCATTTTCCTGTAATATTCTTCTACTCCATGAGTTGTTCGTATTGGGTCTATCCCTCCATTCTCATTTATTCTTCCACCTAGTAGTGTCACTGAAGTTAATCCGGCCATTTTATTTGAAGCTATGCCCAGTAATTCATCTTTTGGAATGTTCGGGTATTCCATGACAACATCTTTCAATGTTTGTCTTAATAATTGTTGTGTTTCAATATCATATCCCACAGATGATTCAGTTCTTTGAGTACCTGGAAATAATAAATGAAGCCATTTGAGGGGACCATATTGGGAAAATGGATTCACTTGTTGAACTTGAGCACCAAGCCATGAAAGAGGATGGGATATTCTATAGCCCATAAACGTACCAATCTCACTAACGTCAGGGGATCTTTGTAATGTTTGAATAGAATCAGAGTCAGTGTTTGTAAAATTAGCCCACAAACTATCTTCTGTTTTCAAATGGCTACGTGTTTCTCTCCAAAACGCTTCTTGTTTTTCTTGATCGAACGGACCGAAAACATCAAACCCTAATTTTTCGGTTATCATGTTTTCTACTTCTGCAGAAGAACGACTTTGCATATCCAATGCTGTTTTTCGTCGCTGTTCTTGTTGTTTCCCCCACTCTGAAACATGATTGTTATATACATCTGGATCATCAGCTTCTAATGCTTTTAATCCTTCTCGTGAAGAAAGATTGCCACCAAATATATTTTGTAATCTATAATCCAAATGTTTAATGCGTGCCTGCAAGGGTACAGACAACGCATTAAGCATACTTGTTTGTCCATCTTTATTTCTATTAAGAAAACTATGCTGATGCGCAACATTATATGCAGTAACTGCCCAAGTAGCTCGTACTGGATCATTTGACGTTATGCCATCTTCAATCCATGCTAACGCACTATTAGAAAAATTGCCTAAGGATACTAACTCTGCTAATCCAGCCTCCCACCCTTGCGGATTATTTAATTTAAAGGGATCACCACCAAGACTTTTAAATTTTAAATCTAAAATTGTATCTAGCTGATTAGGATTAATCTTCCCGGTCGGTGCATGACCAGCTCTAATATTTTCCGCAGCTCTTATTGCATCTAATTCCGCTTGAGTTTTCCGACCATTTGCTGCTACTACATTACGTTGCCAATCAATAATTTGTCCTGCTTCTGTAACCCATTGTTTATCATCCGGACGTTTATCAATTAAACTTTGTATATCCCATTGACCGCCTTTTAAAATGTCATTTCTTATATCTACATCTAACAAAGTCCGTTGAATTTCATCATGTAGAGCTTCATTGTCTTTACTTACGGCATTCAATGCTCCAATAGATCTACTTAATAATGAAATACCACCAGATCTGTCTAACAGATCTTCACCGAGCATATCTTGTAGTGTTCTAACGAAACCTATTAATTCATCACTTTCGACATTCTCAAAACCTTTTAATTCCATTTGGAGAAAATCTAACTGAACTCGTTCGAGGTTACTGTCCTGGGCTAATGCTGTTGCTGTTTTTTGCCGAGATAAAATTCTTCCTTCTTCTCGATCCCATCGCCCTTCTAATCCTTCTAGCCATGTAATAGTAGATTCTGGTGCACCTTCTTTTAGCAATTTTTCTTTATATGCAGCTCCAGCCTCTCGACCTGCTTCCGTCCCTCCTTCTCGGCCTGCCTTCTGACGAATTTTACTATATTCAGAAGTAGCAATAGCCCGATCAAAAACAATATCTGCGGAAGCAATCTGTCCCTCTATTTGTTCTCGATCTGCTTGTTTCGGATATTGTATGGATAAAGCACGAAGTCTTGCTTTATTTTCTTCTAACCGAGTGCGTAACTCTTCTTCTGTAAATCCTATTTCACCTTCTACTACTGATTCACCATCAAGCAAAAGACTTCCTGAGGCATAACCCACTAATTCAGTAAAATCTTCATTAATACCACCAACAGTTTGTCCAAACTCTATACTGCGAGCGAGATTATAAGAATCATCAGCTATTTTTAACTGATGCCCTGCAACTATTTCTCCAAAGTTCGCGATAGCTCCCGGTTGCAGATGTTCCGGCATACTATCAATCGATGTTTCACGAAGATCTATCGATTGCTCTTGAAATGCGTTAGCTTTTTCAGCCCACGGGATTGCTTGATCTTGTTCTATTGATAAATGTAATTGAGCCAAATCACTTCGATATTGACTCCTTACAGCAGTATCAAAATTAATATCTACTGCTCTTTGATAAGCTGATCCGTAAACAGTATTGATATCAGGCAAATCAGGGGCAATAAATGACCCATCCGTATTTCTACGGATTTGAGCCTTGGCCCCATTGATTAGCCCTTGTTGTTCTCTTTGCTTTAAATATCCCTTTGAGAATTTTTCCTGCCAATGTCCCGCAATAGCTTGCAAGGAATCACCGGTAGTATCTCTTGGGATAGTAACTCCACCAATCCCCTGGATACGAGCTGTGCTTTGTTCTTGAAGTATTGCCATTGCTAGTATCCTTGAGAGATATTATATCCCGGGCCTGCACCACTAGCCCCTTGCATAGTAGACGTAGGCTGTGTTGTGTCTAACCCATAGCCGCCCGTGTAAGCAGTATGTCCTAAACTTGCAACACTACTAATCCCCTCAAGAGTAGCCGAACGAATAGTATTTTTTTTCATTAAATTAACACCGAGCCTTTGATAGCTTAATTGAGTACTACGAAATGCGTAATTTGTTTGAATAATTTGTCTATCACGCTCATAAAGATTTGCAGCAGCACGTAGACCTGCTTTTCTGCTACCAAACTGTGATCCAGATGCACCACCATAATTAATTTGTGATGCTACAATTCTCCGGTGTCTGTCGAACCGCGCAGCAGTTTCGTAACCTGCTTGAGTTCGAGCCTGCTCCATTTGTAATTCAATAACACCCTTCTGCAATGCTGCTTGTTCTTTAGCGGCCCGTATTTTCATTACGGCACCAGCTACACTTGCAGCAGCACTAATAGCAGCAAAAATTAACTTTGGGCTGGCGAGCGGCATTAGCTCAACCTCCTGTCGTAAAAGTAATTATTATTTTCATCAATAAGCTATCCTGTAAGCTAGAGAAAGAACTGTTATCGGTACTGGAACAGAAGCAGTGACAGAAACAGTGGCATCATCATTATATCCAGTAGGAAATACTCTCAATTTTTGAGTCTTAGCGACGGGATCTAACGAAAAGTCACTTGTTACATTCCAGATTTGTAATTCGCCTGCACTGCTTGCTCTTACTGCAATACCATCTTTTACTCCAATAACTGCTTGAGCAACTCGTTTTCTACGAATAGCAGTTCGTGCAGGATCTTGTGTAAATTCTATAGGCAGTGTGGTGAAGGTAGCATTTTCATATAAGCCAATATGAGGATTAGTACTTGCTTCCGAGAATGTTACACTGCCACCAGCAACTGTTCCTGTTCCTATAGGAGCAATATTCCCTGTTACTGCATGTACTGCTTCTCCATTTAAATGAGCCATTCCGGTAAAGGTGACAGCATTGCTTCCTGAAGCCAACTTTGCACTTTCAAGAACTGTATCGTAACTAACTTCTTCGAGATAATAGACTGCACTACTACTAATAGTTCTTTGCACTAATATAAATACTCGACCTAAAACATTTATAACTTGTTTATAACTATCTCCACTAGGAGAGTTCCATCTACACCAAGCAACAATTTTTTCTGCGCGTAATGAATGTAACACCGCCATCGAACCATCGGTATTGACAATGTAAGTATACATTTCCGGTCTGTCCGGTGATGCAGGAACACTTGTCATCGAAACGGGTGTATCAATAATACTGGCGTCTAAAACAGAAACCAGATCCGAATTATATCTTTGAGTAATATCAGTGAACATATACTCTCTGATACCTTTTCCATATCTTTGTGCATAAATTGTCCCTTCATCTAATATTTCAGGGGCAACTTCTTCTAGTATTCCATATCGAGTTTGACTACGAATTGCGAAGTTTTCTGGACTAATTGGCTTTGTAGCTGTTTCAGGAACAAAAGCCTCTGTGTCATCACAGAATATTTGTAGATGACCGTGGCTCAAAAGGTGACGTACTTCCTGTACACGGTCATCATCTACACCAGACCATATTGCTTCATTATCAAGTTGTTCTCCTGCATCAAAATTAAAGAACTGACCAGTCTTGGATAACCAGATGCCAGACCGTTTTGAAGCGGACCCTCCAAAGCATAATCTTTGGTCATGAAAAGCTACGCATCCAGGGTATCCTCTTACACTGGAAAAGACTTCTTCATCCCAATCTGTAGTGGCTGTAGTATCAGTTAAGGCTATTTCATTAACAACAGTCGCAGTTGTTGTGCCTCCTACAGCAGTAACTCTCATTTGTTTACCTTTATGACGAAATCTCGTTCCGACATGACCAGCAACAAATACTGCTGAGCTTGCTGTTAAAGTATGACTAGCAGCAACACCACTACTCCCAGGAGTCATAGTAATTGTAGAACTTTCAAATCGATAAAATGGAACATGCTTAAGAGTAGTAAAAACATTATTTCCCTGATCTGTAGTTGTTCCATCAAAGGCAAAGGTAGCCAATGTAAAACTATTGGAAGAAACTCTAGTTAATTTTCTTGTTACAACATCAGGATGGCAAATAATCGCAACATCGCCTGCTTGTACTAATCTTATTTTAGGGAATTGTGCTGTATTCCAAGGAGCACTGATATTACTTTGGGCTACTGTGCCATCTTCATAAAAGATATCAAGACGTCCATTACTGAATGCCATGATATAGGCTTGAGTTTCTGAAAAAACAAACGGAAATAATTTTGCATTCCCAACTATAGTCTGGTGATAAATAGTTCCTGGTTTAGTGCGGACACCTCCATGCAGTCGTGGCATAAAATTAATAAGAGAACCGAGCGCGGCGGAATACGCCCCCACATCTGTTCGATGNTGCATTTCCGAATCAATTTCNCCAGCAGCNAAATTAGTTTGAAGTAAGTCCGAACTACGGAAGGCAGCCACTAAAATGCCCTCTTGCTATCCACAAACCTCTTAGGATGGATTCGATTAGGTTGATCCTGTGTTGAATCCATATGCTTACTTTCCACTAGTTTATTTCTAGCTTGGCCTGCCCAATGTTGAGCAAGTTCCCCATTATGTGCAACAGCAGCAGCAAAGACAGATCCCAATCGATATTGCAATGTAGTAATAAACCAAGGAGGAAATAAAGTTTCAACTACTCTTGCTATGTAATCCAAATAGTATCCTGTATCAGAATGAGTGTGTATCTCATTTCCAAATACTTCAAACTCTTTAATGACCGTAGTAGTTCCTTTGTGAATCGAATACGGTTTTATGCAGTCTGAAGGGAGAGGATAAGCTGCTTTATGAATTGAATCGGGAGCAGTAGCTAACTGAGTGAGAGGTGCCGTTTTCATGGCAAATCTCCAAGGATGCTCCGATAGTAAAGTTTTAAGTTCTGTTTCGTATAGTGCATCTGCCGCCCGAGCTTCATTAGAATCTTCGGTAAAAGAACTAATAGAGTTAGCTCCTACAAGAGTCAGGGCAGTAGAGGCAATTTCTTCTTTTGAAGTTGGCATGTTGGGATAATCTCCTGACGATGCCTGCTATAGCACCGCACCAAAGGATAACAAAATGATCAATCTACATGATTTGACTAATAACATTATTAAGTCAATCGAGGAAGGTGTCGAGAGCAATAATTGGACAAAGCCTTGGCGTGTCATAGGTGGGGATCGCCCAGTTAATGCTCAAACCGGGAAGTTCTACAAAGGCATGAACATTCTCATTCTTGGTTTTGCAGGAGATAGAAAGGGCTATTCTTCTCCGTATTGGGCTGGTTTACGCCAGTGGAATCGGATTGGGGCAAGAGTCAAAAAATACGAGAAACATACCAAAATCATATTCGGCGAAATGAAAACCAGCGAGAAAGAAGTTGATGGGGAAACTCAGGAGTATAGCTTCTTTATGAGGAAAACCTTGCGTGTATTCAATGCCGATCAAATTCTAGGTTGGAAACCACCAGAAGTAGAAGAACTGGAAATCACTGATGATATGTACATCACTGTTTGTGAGGAATTTGCAGAAAATACCCAGATTACAACCAAATGGGTTGGCCAGAGAGCCTGCTTCATCCCGAGCATCAATGAAGTACACTTGCCACCAAGAGAACTATTCCTTAGCACAAAAGATGGAACGGCGGCTTATAATGTCTATTCGACTTGGTTCCATGAGTTCGGTCATGCTACAGGACATGAAAGTAGATTAAACCGTAAATTCGGGAAGAAGTTCGGTGATACTCAATATGCTATAGAAGAACTAGTGGCGGAGCTCACCTCCGCATTTCTCTGTGCTCAGTTTGGAATAGCCGATAGAACAGAGCCACGGCAGGATCATTTAAAGTACCTGAATAGTTGGGTCAAAATGATGAAAGATCAACCTGCTATTTTATTGGCATGTGCAAGCCAAGCACAGAAAGCAGTGGACTATTTAAATGAAACATCACAAGAGAAGTCGAGACAAGAGGCCGCATAGTATTTGTTGNATTTGTAAAATACCGGGGTTAGTGGGTCCAGAAGTTATTGCTACCGGAAGTGGCAAATGGGTTCATTCCGGAGAATGCCATGACGAACTTATAAAAAATGGGGCCAGTTCTGCCGAAGCCACGACGAAGAGAACTGACCCCACTTGATCC